TTTATAGGCGAACATCTGGCACAAAGCGTATACGGTGGAGAAATGATTAATACATTTAAATACGACTTAGTGTTGCCAGATGGTCGCCGCATTGATGTAAAGACGAAGCGTAGCACAGTAGTACCTCAAGAACATTATGATTGTACTGTTACTGATTTTCAAATTGATTATGATTGTGATGGATATATATTTGTTAGAGTATTACGTACCTATGAGAAAGGATGGGTTTTAGGATATATCAGCAAAGATGATTTTAAAAAGAAAAGTATATTTAAAAAAAGAGGAGAAAGAGACGGGAAGTATACCTATAAGCATTCGTGCTATAATGTAAGGATAAATGATTTAGTTTCTCCATGAAATACAAATCAAACCTTGAAAGGAATATAGCGAATGTTCTGAATAAGTATTCAGTATCTTTTGAATATGAACCTACTCGCTTATCCTATCAGCCTAAACCGAGAACGTATATTCCTGATTTTTATATTTCTGATAAAGAATTTTATATAGAGGGTAAAGGATACTTTCATGATGGGTATGAGAGAACAAGACATTTGCTGATACGTGATCAGTTGGGAGTTGATGTAAAGTTTGTATTTCAAAATCCAAATACCAGAATAGGAAAAGGATCAAAAACCACTTACGCTGATTGGTGCGAAAGATATAAGTTTGAATATTCTGATGTAAACATACCAAAGAAATGGTTTGAATAATGAATGATGATGAAGACTTAACAGAGGAAATATTTGAAATGATAAAGCACATAGCGGATGTGTATGAAAATCTTCCAGCAGAATCCGTAGCTCTTATCATGACCAGAAAGATTATTGGTGCACCAGAAGAACATGATATAGATGATAAAATTGATCTTTCTTTATTAAAGGAGCAAGTTTCAATTAATGTTATTGACAATCTTGATAAGGGTTCTGAGAATAGTATGGTTTTCTTCTTAACTCACGGTTTAATAGAATTGATTGGAGAAAATTTTGATGAAGTTATTGAAATGGGTCAAAATAGGGTTAAGCAGTTAATCTTAGATAACACGGAAGAAGATGAAGATGGTAATAGAAAATTTTTAGATGGTGTTAATAATACAGATGCTACTATTATAAAGTTTTCTGATTACAAGAAGAAGCTTCACTAGAAAGGTATATAATGTATACTACATATGGAATGGAATGGTCAGGAAAAGAGAATAAAGATGACCAAATTAATAGTCCAGAACATTATAACAATAATAGTATGGAAACTATTGATCTAATACGAAATAGTATGGAACTAAAAGAATTTAGAGGTTACCTGAAAGGTAATATTATAAAATATGTTAGCAGATATCAGTATAAGGAAAAAGAAAATCCTGTTAAAGATTTGTTAAAGGCACAATGGTATCTGAATAAACTTATAGAGGATATGAAGAATGATGGGTAAGAGCGAGACGATACAAGATAAGCTACATATATTTCATCGTGCCTTTAGACATCCAGTTGGTCTTAAATATCCTAAACCTTCTGCTTTAATGGATGGTGAAAAAGATTTAAGAAGGACTCTAATACAGGAAGAATTTAGGGAATTGATGTATGCTATTAGTAATGAAGAAGATGAAGAAGTTCTTAAAGAACTCTGTGATCTGGTCTATGTGTGTGTTGGCTTTGCTGTCACTTACGGCTGGTCTTTTGATACTGCATTCAATAGAGTTCACCTGTCGAACATGTCAAAGCTTGACAGAGACGGCAATCCAGTGTATAGGGAGGATGGTAAAGTGGTTAAGTCTGACTGCTATGAACCACCGAAACTTTCAAATTTAGTGAGATGATACAACCCATTATTTTATCTTTTTTAATGTTGTGGTTTATTTCTGTAATGTGGGTTACTTGTGATGTCATATTTTAAAGGAGTACAACATGGAAATACCTATTAATCTTGTGAATGATATTGTAAATTATCTAACACGACAACCATACAGAGAAGTTGTTAGTTTAATTAATAAAATTATTCAAGAGCAAGCACAACAACAATCCGCACAACAGGAGCTACCTTTAGATGATACCGACTGACTATCAAGCGTTTATTCACCAGTCACGATATAGTCGCTGGATTGATGAAGAAGGTCGCAGAGAGACATGGGAAGAAACCGTTACGCGGTTATTGGATTTTTATAATGATTTCCTGACTAAAAAGTATGGCTTTACTTTTGGTCCTGATCTTCATGGAAATCTATATGATTCTATTGTAAACATGCAGGTTATGCCTAGTATGAGAGCAATGATGACTGCTGGTCCTGCTTTAGCGCGTAATCATATCGCTGCTTATAATTGCAGTTACCTACCAGTAGATAGTCCACGGGCTTTTGACGAATGTTTATATATTTTAATGCACGGAACAGGTGTAGGTTTCTCTGTTGAACGAGACTACGTTAATCAACTTCCTCCTGTACCTGATACAGTTGAGTCAAGTGAAACGTGTATTGTTGTTAAGGACAGCAAAGAAGGGTGGTTCAGAGCATTCAAGGAATTGATAAATTTGCTGTATGCTGGTCAGGCTCCCCGTTGGGATGTATCAGAAGTACGTCCAGCAGGTTCCAAATTAAAAACATTTGGTGGAAGAGCTAGTGGGCCGGGGCCGTTAGAAGAATTATTTAAGTTTACCACAAAAATGTTTACAGATGCAGCGGGACGTAAGTTAAGTACCTTAGAGTGCCATGACCTTATGTGTAAAATCGCTGATGTAGTTGTGGTAGGTGGTGTTAGGCGCTCTGCACTGATAAGTTTATCTAATCTTGGTGATGATCGTATGAGACGTGCCAAGAGCGGAGACTGGTGGCTTAGTGAACCTCAACGTGCATTCTCTAATAATTCTGTTTGTTATACAGCAGGATTGGATACAGGATCATTCATACGTGAGTGGGCTTCTTTGTATGAAAGCAAATCTGGTGAAAGAGGTATCTTTAATAGACAGGCCGCACAGAGACAGGCTTCAAGATACGGACGTAGAGACGCTGACATCGATTATGGAACTAACCCGTGCAGTGAAATTATACTACGGCCTAAACAGTTCTGTAATCTGAGTGAAGTTATTGTATCTTCGGATGATACACTGGAAACACTGAAGTACAAAGTTGATAAGGCTACCATCTTAGGTACGATACAATCATGCTTTACAAACTTCAAAGGTCTTGGACGGCAGTGGGTTAGAAATACAGAAGAAGAAAGATTACTGGGTGTAAGCCTTACTGGTATTCTTGATAATGAGATGTTAGCAAATAAGACAGATGATGATCTTCCTTCTATACTCTCTGAATTACGTGAACATGCTGTTAAGGTTAATGCTAATTTCGCTAAACGTCTTGGTATAGAGCCAAGTGCTGGCATTACGTGTGTTAAGCCTAGCGGTACAGTAAGTCAGCTTGTAGACGCTGCATCAGGTATACATCCCCGTCACTCTGAATATTATGTACGAACAGTACGGGCTGATAAGAAAGACCCGTTAACTATATTCATGACACAAGCAGGATTTCCTGTAGAGGATGAGAAGGACAAGCCTGACTCCACTGCTGTATTTTCATTTCCGATTAAAGCGCCCAAAGGAGCAATTACACGGCATGATTTGTCAGCACTTGATCATTTAAAGATTTGGCAAATATACGCTGAACACTGGTGCGAACATAAACCCAGTATTACAGTCAGCGTCAAAGAGGATGAGTGGATGGAAGTAGGTGCCTTTGTGTATGATAATTTTGATACGATGTCAGGTGTTAGTTTTCTTCCTATGTCTGAACACATTTATGAACAGGCACCTTATCAGGATTGTACAAAAAAGGAATATGAGGAGCTTCTGAAGCGTATGCCTAAGAAGATAGACTGGAAGGGTCTGTCTGAATTTGAGCGTGAGGACAATACTATTAGCTCTCAGACGCTAAATTGCACGGGAGACGTATGTGAGGTTGTTGATCTTGTCTAATGCCTAGTCGTCATAATAATCTACAAGTTAGAGATATGCAAGAAAAATTAAAGGATAATGTAAACAATCTTGAATATCAATTAACTAATGCTAATAGTAGAGTAGCTTCTCTTACAGAAAAACTAGGAAATATCCTTGCTATACATAAGGACTTAGAATATCATCTACAAGGTATAGAAATTTACATTTCTTATATTAAAGAGTTAATTAATAAAGGGATATGATAATGAATAATATAACCCCTACACACACATTCGATGGGTATATCAAATGGGTATCATCAATATTAATTATTATAGCT